ACAGCATCAGTTTGTTTTGGTCTAGCCAAAGCTCCTCTGAGTTCATCTATCTTTTCTTGATACTCAGCATTAACCTTTGTAAACTTTGGATTTAACTTACCGTTTTCGTCCAGTAATTGTTTCTGGAACTCTACGTAACGTCCAATACCGTCAGTCAACTGTTGGTTTTGCATATTAATCATGTCGGTAAAAGTACTAGGGTTCATATCTTTTACTTGCTCCGGTGTGAATTGATCACCAAGCATACTGTTCACACTGTCTGTTAGCCTCTGTGTCGCCTCCCTACTGCGCTCACCACGGTTAATGTCTAACTGGTTAGTCTGATCGGCTCCTTGTTTAGAAAGATCAGACGCTATACCGCCTTGAGTATTTGCTATGTCTTGAGCGGCTTGTGTTCTAATTGGTTGCTCAAGTGTCAGTTTGTCTGTAGACACCTGGTTATTAGCCGCACCCACGCCAAGTGCTCGGTCACTTAGCATTCCGGTTTCAATGGCAAATCTTTGATCACCATATTCAGCATTGCCTTGTCTTTCTTCTCTCTTATCAAAACCCGGTCTAGCCTGTTCACCTACCATCTGAGTAAACTCAGGGTTTTTCGACATTTGTTGTAAGAAAGTGTTCTGTGGATCATACTGACCTTCGGCTATACCTTGACCGAACTGTAGGTTAAAGGCATCTTGCATTGACTTCATTTGTTGCTCCTGATCAAAGGTAGAAGCGGCTCGACTCTCCACACCTCTCAAAGAGCCAGTATTCGCATTGGTCAGACCAGTACCTGCCTGACTGCTCTGAGAGTCAAGAATCTGTTTCCAGTCGGCATTAGCGTCGTTACCTGCTTCGAGGTTAATAATACCTCTTGTCAAAGCATCACGCTGTAGCGTATCGTCCTGCACAGCTCTAGCTCTTTGCTGTTGCAACATCATATTTAAATCGGCTAAGACATTACCACCAGACCTTCTGTCTATCGGTGGTAATCCTGCTATCTGTCCCATTGGTACACTCATATTAGTAACCTCTCTTTCTAGTCATTTGTTCCATAGTACTGTTGTTTGATTTGGGAGCAAAGTCGGTACCTAGCATACCTAAAGCTCCGACCAAACCACCTGTTTCATAACCTCTAGCCAGTCTTGTCATACCATTAGGTTGTTCAGCAGTCCCTTTAAAGAAATCACTAAACATACCAAACCCACCGTCCTCAGGTTCTTCCGGTTGAACCATGCCACTCATTGGGTTCTGCGGTTGCTGTTGTGGTTGCTGCATCTGTTGCATCTGCGGCATACCCTGTTCCTGATTACCCCCAGCCGGACCTATCGCGGGTAGCAACCCAGCACCGTCATTAGAGCTAGGAAAACCCTGAGTTATCTGACCGTTTATCTGACCCAGACCTTGTTGAGTCATAGCGTTTTGATTTGCTAACCCCTCCAGCATTGCGTCCTTATTTGGGTCTCCTACTGGTTCTTCATTACCTTCTCTGTTCTTTGCTTTAGAACCTCCCGTAAGCATACCTAGCATACCCATCATATCTGATATAGTTGACATATTATTATTTAGTTAAATTTCCGATTGTTTTCCATACTTTGAACCAGAAAGTCACTGCGGGTTTGTAAACCCAACACTTCTCATACCCGTCCACCTTCTTATAATAGCCACCCCATTTAGTAATCGGAGCAACCATAAATTTATTAACCAACCAAGTAACCGCCCGGCTCTTACGCATCCACGGTACCAGTTTGTTAGCCATAGCAACATAACCTTGACGGCGTCTTGTATCTTCCGGTGCCATTTCATCACGACACTCTCTGACCCACCAAGGCAATACACCATTGTAACTCTCAAGGAAGATAAAGCAACACGCTGATATGTTAGCCGCTTGTGAACTGCTAGACTGACTACCACGACCAGTTAGATCATTCTCTTCAGACCCGTGAACCACAGAACCAAGGTTAGTGTAGTTCTGAATTAAGTCACTAAAGGCATTCATATTTTGGTTACCTATACCAGCAGCCTGGTTCTGATTCTGAACAAGCTGACCCCAGTCTTGTTGACCCATTCCAATACCTTGCAACGCCTCAGAAGTATCTCTGCTCTGCATACCATGCAACGCACTAGAAGCACCCTGTTGAATCTGAGCGTCAGAAGCTCTGTTCCGAGCAACCAAGTCCTCCCTCTGCAACCCTGCGTTACTCATGACCTCCTGCCCCATGAAACCTTGAGCAGCTGTTCCGCCACGAGTTGCCATCGGACCACTCACCTGACTCAAGCTATTACCCAAATCCACATTAAACTTATCAAACGTATTATCTCTATACTCGTTAGAATAAGGATTAACCCCTGCTTGGTCACTCAAGCTAGTAGCCCCAGGTGTCCCAGCGCCGGGCATGTTAGCATTAATAACCTGACTTAACTGATCTCCATAAGGTTGATCACCTTGTGTTCTGTTTAAAGTGTCACTAACATGACTCTGTACTTCTGGACCCATAATGTCAGGGTTTGTGGCACTAATCCCCGACCTGAACATACTATTATGTTCCGGTGTTAAATCCCTGAAACTTGACGTACTAGCGGTACCCTTTCTTTCGAACCTGGTGTCGCCGCTTCCTGATGTTGTTCCTGCGCTCATTATTTTAATTGTTTACTAAATCTAATCATTTGACGACGCATACCAAAGACTCTTTCAAACAGTCTGTAACACGCACCACTGAACCTACTATTATAAGCTATCATAATGTCATACCCGTTTACCACAGCCAACTCTTCGGCATATTGAAACAGCGGTTTACTATACAACTTACTAAAAACTGGTTTGACATACAGAGCATAAAGCAACAACTCTCTCTTGCTACTGAAGAAATCTGTATTATCCTTAGCCACTCCATACCCTACTGGCTCATCATTCACCCACACAACCACAACACCATTACCCTCAGGTGCAGAAACAATTCTAATCAACTCCTTAGCATACTGCTCTGGGTTAACATTGAACACTTTGTGTCTCTTATTCATCTGTTCATAACCTTCCAAAACCAACGGCATAACCTCCGCAAGTTCTAAAAAGTCTTTAACCAATCTTATCTCTACTTTGTCCATAATCTTACTTATCTTCACCTATTGGAGGTTTGGGTAGCATTACTCTCTCGCCCCAAGCATAGAGTAGAAACCGTCCTATGTCAAGTCTCATCTGCCCATTAATATAATTAGTTCCACCATCCCATACTCCCATATGTAATTCTCTGAATAGTGTACTATCGTCCATTTTAACTGTACCATTCCACACGTTAGGTTTCAACCCTTCCACAAACAAATGACCTTCAGTCAGATAAGACCCATCCCACTTAGCTATCTTATCTAACACAGTATATCTATACTTTAAACTCCGTCCGCTCTGCTTCTTACCATCCGCTTGTTTAAACAAACGCTCATGCTTCCAGTCACCTAAGAACTTAAACTCATCCGGGTCGCTAACATACTTCTTAGCACTAACGTCGATCCTAAACCCATCCATACCGACACCATAACTACCATCCACCACAATCTTATCAACATCTTTCTCACCGAAGATATCGCCATAGGTCTGCTCATCGCTAGTTAAATAACTCTCCTCCCTAGTAACCACCTTTGTCAAACTGTCCCCTGCTTCAAAACTCTTAAACAAACCATCAGCTCTGCACCACAAGTTATACATACTCACGTTTAGGTCTCGTTCAATAATTGAACCAGACTCATCGAGTAAAGTCTGTAGCTGGAGTGCGTTTGTTTTAGGCATTGAAATATGACCTAGGACACCGTTTGAAGAATAGCGAGACCAGTGACGTTCGACATAGTTGAAAGCCCAGATGGAGTCGCCTACGACCCAGTGGATTTCTTTGTTCACTCTGTCGACGTAGGCTTTAACTTTGGTTATGTCTGGGTTAATCAGACGCTTCCAGATTTCTTCTCCGATAGGTATGATGCCTTCAACCGGAGACCATTGGTAGAAGTTATCCACACCCATGTAGAATTGTGAATTTTTGTGACCGACGATAGCGTTCTGACTTATAGCGCCATGACCTTCGTTGCGTTGAATGATACGAACGATGGTTGGTTTACCTACGTAGTCGCAAACATAAACAGCTGTAGGGAAATGGATAAACAAGGTGTCGTTGATCACTATGATCGCAGTTATGTTATCAGTTTCCCATTCTATTGCACGAAAATCAGCTTCGTTACGCGGACGTGGGTACCAGTTCCAAACCTCGTCCAGGTCTGTCCAGTATAACGTACGACCTTTAGCTAGGAAGATGTGATTGTAGTGGACAGCTATCTTGTCTGACCTGTGATTGTAAGTAGCTTTACTGGCGAGGTCGAACCAACCTTCGGTTTCTTTTGTGTCTCGGTGTGTCTGGACTAGGTTAGATTTAACCTCGGATAACAGACGTTGATCGTTAGAGATAAATACGGAGTCTCCAAGAGGCACACCAGTTAGAAGGTTTGGCTCTACGTAGGGTTTGACTGCTACAGTCCAAGTGTCCCCGGGTCTGACTTTTGTAGGTATCTGAACTTCGACACCGTCAAATAGTTCTACGAAAGAGTCTTTGTGGACTGTAATTAAACGTCCGTCTGAGAGTTGTAATTTCATATTAAAATGTTGCTGTCCATGTTCCTTCGTAGTCTCCTGTCGGGTCACATCTGTCTGTCGAAGTGCTTTGCCACCCAAACGCGTTATAGTTCAGTTCCCAGCTGTTAAAATTATTGTCCCACTGGAGATAGACTGGTTGCAGAGTAACTGGGTATGGCCCGGCAAATTCGCCACTGTGTATGCTTCCTGTAAGAACTACATTATATGTCCCAGTTTCGTCTGTGTAGCTTGCGGTTACTGAAGTTTGATTGTTATTACAAGGCAAGGTTACTAGTAAATTATGACCAATAACGTCGGGTTCGTATAGACCTAATGCGTCGCATCTGACCAAAGAGCCTGTAGAATAAGTATCGAAACCCCACGTAGTAAGCCCCTTTGTAATATCCCAGAAAGCACCGTTCCAACTTAACGTTACCAAGTCACCTTCATAGGTTCCAGTAAACAAACCTGAGTCTAAGCTTCCAGTCATGATCACCAGACCGAACGACTGTGGGTTCGGGGTAGATGCCCCTAACACCTCTATATGATACAACGTCACGTTAGAATCACAGCCATCAGGAACCCGGTCCACTAGCGGCTCCGGATACTCAGGAGGGTCAATCTTATCCACATGGTCTTTGCCGTCGAAATCAGCACCTGTACCACCAGGACCAGAAATCTCACAATCAAGATCGAGCTTCTGTTCAGGGTAGCTAACACAACCGAAATTAGTGTATTCCTTAGACGCTTCAAACTCAGCTAACTCTTCTTCCGAAAACAGTAGAGTAGCTGTGACTTGTTTTGGTGTAGAACCCGTATACCTCCCCTGCACGAATAGTTGGTATTCCCAAGAGTCTCTAGCTCTCTTATTACCATTAAACTTGTGTGTTAATTCCCACAAAGGTGCTAGACCCAAGTCACCAGAAAAGTCTCTTACTTGGTAGCTACATTTAGAACCTATAAGATAGTGACTATTATTAGGTCCGCTAAGCAGCGTATGAAACTGTCCGGGCTCTTTATACACACTAACTAGAGGCGGAACAATATTAGTCCGGTTGCTAGCAAATCTGAAATCTCTGACATCAGACCACTTAGCATCCACACTGAGGTTTGATATCCCAGTATGTATTGCTTCTCTACTAAATTCTTGTACTTGTTTTGCCATTATCCTAATTTGGTTAACCAACCTTTAATATAAATCTCACTTTCTCCGGAGTCTGAAGCAACACCAAACCCGTCACTACTATTAGCGTTCTGAGTCCAGTGTTGAATGCGGTAAGTGTCTGCCGAACTTGTAACAGTAAATGTACCCATTAACGAACTAATACTGTCACCATGTGCAGTAGAGTCTAGGGACTCCCCGGAAGTCCCCAGGACGGCTGTAGATACCGCTGAGTCTACAGCCGCTGTCTTTTGTAACCTAGTTTGATGAGTACCCACGTGATGAGCACTCACAATAGCGTGAAACAAATAGTTACCTTCGATTAGACTAAAAGTATTACCAGCGAAAGTCATGATATTATCTGAGTCTTGAGCCGAACCTAAATCACGCTCTGACCAGATAGCGGGGGAGGCAGGACCGCCACCATCGACACCGGTAGACTTAGTATCTATTATGGTAGCTACAGACAAACCTGAGCTAACTACAAACTTGTTAGTAGCTGTATCGTATGCCAGGTCACCGGCTAGAGCCACAGGCAACCAGTTAGTACCGTTAAAATACAGGAAGTCTCCAGAAGTACCGCCAGTGAGTTTATCAACACCCACAGCAGTTATTTTACTATCGCCTACTGCGCCGTCTCGGATCGTAGTTGAGGTCACAGGACGCAGAGCGTCAGTAGCCGAAGCTAAGAGTTGGTCAGCACCAATTGCGTTATCAGCTATCTTAACCCCAGTAACAGAACCATCAGCCAGTTTAGCTACAGTAATAGCATTATCAACTATCTTAGCTGTGGTCACAGAACCGTCGGCAAGCGTTACAGTAATAACACTACCGTCAGCAAGTTTGCTAGTAGTCACAGCATCATCAGCAATCTTCGCTTCTACTATACTATCATTAGCTATGTTCCCTGAGGAAACTACACCACCCTCATCAGTGCGCAAAGCACCTTGAGGGGTCAATGAAGTTAGCACCACGTTTTTCAACACAGCCTTCATCTGTCTAATAGCTTGCATCACTTCTGACGCAGAGGCATTGTCTAACGGGGTCGCAGTGTCTAAATCATTCACTGTCATAGTATCATCGTATTCGCTCATATTAAAAGTCTATTTCTGTTTCTGTTGGTGAGATTAAATTCATGTCCCATTGCATTAAACCTTCCTCAGCGCCTCTCAACAGCACTGTGTTTATTTCAAATCTTTGGTCTTCTTTTATGTAAAAATTCAACTCCTGTAAAGAGCGGTAGATCATATAGTCAAACCCGTAGGTTAGTACAAAATTAGTATCACTCTGGTGAACCAACTTAGGCAACCATTTGATAGCTTCAAAATATAGTTTGTAAGCTCCTTCCGGAGTAGGTACGGCAAATACATCAGACCCGGAATGAATTACTTTCAAAGCAGTGGGGCAACCACTTGCATAAGTGTTGACTTGTGCTTGCGAAGTCCGGCTTAGGTAATCCACTTTCGGACCGCCAGCTAGCTCCGGCTTCAACACCCCATAAGCTACATTGATCCTTTTAATAGTCACAGCCTCTCCTGTGTCTAAATCCAAACTCTGTGTCAACAAATTACCTTTTGGGTTACAATTAACTTGTGTAGTAATTTTGTTCCACTCAAAGTCACGCTTTCTCTGTATATGGGTCATAGCGGAATTAATTGCAACCGCCACCATATCAGAGCCTCCCTCAGTCTGCATAGATACACCATTCCTAGATAGGTGACCGAGTAATATATCTTTAAGTTCTCCAAACGTATTCATGTCACCAGAAAAGGGTAGCCACCTTTCGATGACTACCCTGACACTTAGGAACGAAAACCTAGGAGCTGGTGTTCTTGCCGCCTTTATGACCGCTAGAGTTTTTACCGCCTGAAGTTTTGTACTCCTTGAGTGTGTTCTTACCACTCAGTGAGTCCTTAGCTTCTCCAGTGTTGAACGTATTGCTACGTGCGTCCTGACCTGCGCCCTGGCTTGGCACCATATCGCGTAGGTTTTTACTTCTCATGTTATTACTCATAATAGTATTATGGGTTCGGGTTAAGCCACGCCTGTGACTCCAACAAGATACATGTTGGCTTCTGGGAACTTCATTTCCATACCACACTCAGCGCGAAGTTCATCTTCACGGTAGTCAGCGTCGTTAGGTTGTGTGTTCTTGATGATATCAGTATCGCGACCTTCAACATAACGGTACTTGAGGTTTTGCACGTCAAGGAACAGAGCGTTATGTCTGAGGATTGGAGACTGGCTGAACAGTGGGTGAGACTTGTAATACACGTCACCAAACGGGGTGATATGTTTCACAACACTCATACCATAGGCATCAGTACTTGGGATGTCTGTATTAAGAGTAACTGAGTTCTTATACAGCTTGTTCATCACAGATAGGAAACCTGAGCCAACGAAAGCCATCTTCTCGTTACTAACGTTGTTAGTATATCTGAAGAGTTTCTCGTAATGGTCATCAAGCTCTGACTCTGTAATGTTACCATTAACGTTGATAATACGCTTGTTATCATCGCCGTTAACAGTTGCAGCAGAGTTGCCGTAAGTATTAGTAACACCAGCATAGGTATTACCTGATCCGACTTCCCAGAGTTTCATGAAGAACAGTACACCACCAGTAGTGAACGTCGGGCGGTTTTGTGAGTCAACAGACTTGCTGTAGTCACCAAACAGAAACTGACGTTCCATGCCGATCATGTGCTGAATTGAAACTTCCTTAGCCTTGTCCTTGTAAGGACCAGACTCGTCAAACTTCGCAGAAGTCTTCATTGCAGTATTAGTGAATGAGTACTTATCACGGAAAATCTGACAAGCGTTACCAACGGTAGTCGGCAAGTTGTAAGAACCTTCATCGGCTCCTGTCTGACCTTGAGCGTTAGCTGTGCCAAACACTTGAACCTTAGGCTGAACAGCCGGGTCAGCATTTGTAACATCTGCCGTAGTCGTGATAGGAGTAATACGGATGTGATTCACAGTAGATACAACTTCAGTAAAAGCACCAGCGGTGTTAGGCACCACTTTCATTTGCATTTCAGTTGTTCCACCAGTGATAGCAACATCAATAATACGCACAATAGAGTGAGCACTAAAGACAGAGGAGTCTTCGACAGCAAGCCAATACACTGTACCAGAAGTACGTGCACTAGCGCCGGCGCTAACTACTGAACCTCTTGCACCAGTGCTATCGGCGAACCAATAAGCAGCGGTCGTATCAGTGATACGCTCTTTGAGTCTTTTCTCGTACCAGCTGTACTCGGGGTCGTGAAGGACCTCGCCGTCAAGCATACTGAGTAGTCCCAGTAGCGGGGCTGCACCGTTCGGGTATTGGTAGAAAACCTCACGACGGACAGATTTGAAGCGTTCATTGCTGAACTCCTCGGTTGTTAATAGACCTAGAATAGCCATAATTTTATTTTTAGTTTAGTTAAGTTGAGCTTAGCCAAAGATTGACTTAGCCGCATTTGTGTTTGTCTGTTGTTGCCCTTGTCCGCCGCCTGCCCCACCAGTTCCTCCAGCACCGACAGAAGCCATAGATGGTTTTTGCTGTACTTGTTGCGCTGGAATCTGCGTTGGGGTTTGCCCTTGAACCGGCACAACTCCGGGCTGTTGCCCTCCCGAGATGTGTTGGATTATGGCTTGAGTGCGTGTTGCTACTTCAGAAAATAGTTCCTTAGGAGTCTTGTATTGTTTGCCCTCCTGTCTGAGTCCAGCCGTAACTTGACTCACCACTTGATCCATACCTTTAAGGTCGGGATAAGTTGTATAAAATTCGTGTACCATATGTTGCTCTTGCTGTTGCTGTGCAAAGCTAATATGAGGTTCAATGCGTTGGTTCACTTCACCAATTTGTTGTCCCACATACTCTCGGTTGTTTAACTGAGCCATGGTGAAAGCCTGCTTAGCAGTACCTTGTAACATAGTGTTCAAAGCCTGTATTGCAACAGCCTTATCTTCACTATCAAAAATTTGATTAAACAAGTTCTCATCTACCTGAAACAAGTTTAACTCTTCAGGAGTATACTGTCTTGGACCTTTAGCAGCTTCTTGCGTTTGTTGCGTCTGCTGTGCTTGTTGTGCTTGCATCACGCTCTGGCTAGCCATCTGCACAATCTGTTCTTGGGTCATAGCAACCGGAGCTGGTACAACAGGCTCTGTTGGCGCAACCGCTGGCACAACCTCTGGGGCTATTTGGTTTTGTTCAGTAACTGAACTAGACTCTTCGCCGAAGATGCTCTGGGCTGAGTTTGGTACTTCTATAGCAGGTGTTTCCTGTACAACTTCTGGTGTTTCTGCCCCTGTAGGGTTTAATTGATCGCTCATGATGTTTGTTTTACTTTGTTGTTTATGTAGTCTAACTCAGCTGAAATCAGCGTTGCTAGTAGTTTAGTACCATGAGCAGAACCAATCGTTTTTAGTATTTGCTCAGTGGTTAGATTTTGTGATGGGTCAGAAGCTAGTTCCATGCTGGACTCAGCGTTCTTCGATAGTAAGTGTAGAAAGTATTTAGTGTACGGGTTACTGCGGAACTCCGCCAGCTCCTTGTCCAGCGCCGGTAAGGAGAGCTGAGAGACCTGTAGTTCCTTGGGGTACCTGACCTCCTCCATTAGGTGGGAGCTGTCCTCCGACTCCGGGTTGTATAGGTTGTTGTCCATTTTCTAATTGAGTTAATTCTGCGGCTTGTTGTTGGTATTCTTGTAATCTTATTTGATCGACTTTGAATCTGTCTGGGTGTTTGATGCCTCGTAGTTCTAGCACTTCTTTGAGTAGTTTTGCTGGGTCGTAACCTAGCTGTAGGATCATTTGCATACCCTGTGGGTTCTTCAAAAGGTTTTCTAGGAGTCCTTCGAGTGTATCAGCTTGCATTCCCTTCTCGGACGGTAGAGTACCTTCGAATACCTTAAAGTCGAATTTACCGGAAATGGTAGCTCTTGTTACTGGTACTTTAACTCGGTCATCTGCGATACGGAAACCTTCGTATGTCTCCCAGTCAGGGAACTCGTCGCCGGTGACAGTTACAAAGATTTCTTCCGTTAAACCGTCACGAAGGTTTGCTAGCATGTCACGACCTAGAGGCTCGAAAGCTGTGCTGAACAGGAGTTTAATCACGTTACGAAGTCTGGCGCCGGATGCGGCACTCACGTTATTAGCCTCACGAGCGGAACGACGTCCGGAGTGGAACTGACCCATGAGATTGTCTGAGATCGCTGTAGTCATCTGGGCGAACTTAATCAGCTCACCTACGTCAGCTATGTGACCTCGAGTAACGTCGGTTGTTGTAAGTTGTTTAATGTAACGATCAACCCCCTGTTTTGCGGCTTCCGGTTTGATACGGATAACAGCTCTGTGGTTCTTAAGGTCATCGTAGACAACGCCTGATGGATCGACCACCAAGCGGTTAGTAATGTGTTTGCGTACGTTGGATATATGTGAGTTAAGAAACCAGTCGATAACATCTTGCAACTTGCCGATCATCTGGGCAATGGTTTCATTCATGAAATTATGTTGATCAGGGGAGAACTGACCTACTGAGTATGTGAAGTTGTTATGTTCGTAACCCATAGGCTCGCAACGGATAACTCGGTTATCATTTGCATAAGCCACAAGCCATTTAGATGGTGTTGTCTCCGGTCCGAGAGGCTCACCATCCCCGAGTTTAAACTCAGAAGGAACGATCTCCACTTGGACTTCGGTAAGCACCACAGACCCTGCTGACTGATCCTGCTGACGACCGATAGAAGTAGCAAGAGAAGACTTAACATGGTTAAATCTAGTGTTGCTACGCTTTTCAAAGTCCTCTTTTTTAAACTTGTCTATGTGTTTGACTCCTGCGTAGATACCTGATTGCTCACCTTTACGAAGAGCCGTCATAGAGTATTCATCTTCAGAGGCGCAAAACTCACCTTCTTGAAAGCGAGTCATTGGAAGTCTTGGATCAGGATAGAACCGGTAAGGCGATATAGAGTATAACTTGTTACCTTGGTAACGAACACGCTCTGTCCGAACTTCTTCCATTTTTTGTTCCTGTTGAAATTGGGGTATAACACGACCCAGAAGACTCATCGGTGTCAGTGACTGTGGAACTGGTTGTTCTACCCACACTGTTTCCGTTTCCTGTTCCCAGGAGTGTTTAATAATCCCAATACTAAACCTTCCTATATCAAGAAGGAACTGGTATACCTTCTGAGTCATGTTATTATAAATTAGGTTCTGCTCTAGAAGAGACTCGCCAAGTTTCGCAGACTTATGATCTTCCTCTCCAGTACCTTCAAGTTCATAAAATCTGTCCCGTTGAAACAGCAATCCCATACCAAAGGCTACAAATGTCTGCACCTGAGAGTAAGTCAACGGAACAGATAAAGATTGCATTTGTGGATTGCCAGACTCACAAGCCTGTTTATCGTTCTCTTTAGACTTAGTAGTATCCCGAACCTTAGCATTATAAGCGTCTTGTTGTTTATCCCAGTCAGTATAAAACGTACTCATACTGCCTGAGGACAGAGAGACTAAGCCTTTACAGTGTTCCAGCATTAGACCGTGAAACTCTGAAGGTTCTTCGCTTTCTAGTTCTTTTAATACTCTAGCGTCCATTTGTTAAGCAATTACTATTTTATGAAAGATTACTCTGATTTCGTAATCCGGTAGGTCACCGACTACTAAGTCAGTAACAAGTTGTAGGTTAATTTGACCGGCGGCAACGTAGATGTTATCTACACGCCCGAAGACTACAGCGGCTCCGTCGGTTCTAAATATGTGAACACTCTTAATGTCATTTTCAACCCAAGTAGTGGCAACAGCGTCATCATCAGTTGTCGGCATTGCGAAAGTCTCTAACGTCAAGCTAGCTGGCACAATAACGATTGTCTTAGTGAACTGCTGTACTACACTACCTACTCGAGTGTAACGAGCACCTTCAGTCCATTGACCTAGAGTACCATCGTAGAAATAAAGCACCGCATAGTCGTCATAAAATGCCTCGTGGTATTGAAGATTAATCGGAGTAACTGTAGCTCCGGATAAAGTACCCACAGCGGTTCCAGCACTCGGGGCATTACCTCCGATGACTGAATTAGTCCGATTGGTGTAAGAGACAAAATGGTCTGCTACCCAGATGTTATTGCTATGTAACTTGGCAAGCTCGCGATTAAACGGACCGTCAGGAACAGACGAATCACTAGACCCTAGTAACGGATCAGTTCTAAGTATGTACTGCAACGCCGTATGTGCGAGCAAGATAGCTCCCGGACCTGTAGCTTCGCTACCATTAGTATTTGTAGTTGATGCACTCATTTGTTTATGTACCTATACTATGACAGCAGTAGCCGTATAGCAAGGATTATTTGATAATTAATTTCTTTTTCTAGTCATGTTCAATAACTGAACATCACTCATGAACGGAGATAGCTCCAGACCACTGGGCTTCGTCCAAGTCTATTGGGTCTTGCATTAAAAGATTGTCTGTGAAAGATTCAGGACCTACGAAGTTTTCAAGGTTCGAAGGTGGTATGTAGATTAGACCTTCGAGAACTAGACGGTAGAGACACTCCATAAGGTGGTCATCTTTGTCCACTGGTTTGTTGGTGGGGACGCCTCCTTTGTCACCCCAAGCCCAGCGCGAGATTTCCCACTGGAAAGTTCGGCAGTTAGAGGTGACTGAGAGCCAACCATCTTTCCAGGCTTGTTTGACTGCCATGATACCACGCTTTAAGTCTTTGGAGCCCTTCTGCACACCGATGAGACCTAGGGCTAACATGTCGTCAGCCATACAGTATTTAGTTCTTTGGTCTTCTATCCAGGCACTTGGATCCATTACTATAGTGTAGCAGTGGCGGTTTTTTGTAACTTGTAGGATTTGTTTAGTAAGGTCTGAGGTCGTGCAAGCGTCAAATATCTCGTCAAATATTACAGCACGACCTTTGGGCGATACAGCGATGAATAGAACCGCATGAGGAGTTCGAGGATGTGGGTCGATAGATACGTAGATTGTATGGTCTGCGGGAGGGTCTGATATGGTTTTCCAACCTTCGGGACGCTCTGTAATAAGGTGTATACTTTTCTTGAACTCTTTGTAGACCAGACCGGCTAGGTGCATAGGGACACCGTGGATACGGCATTCCTGTTCCTCTTCGGTGAGAGTGTTTAGGAAGTCTCGAATATTGTCTTCAGAGAGGTAAGGATTGTCGAAAATGGAACCTGTCATAACCCATTTGACCTTACGTCCGGATTGCTCTACGAGTTGGTAGTATTCTTTAGACTGGTCAGGCACGTCGTCTTTCAGGTCTTCGTTCTTGAAAAAGAAATCACTAATCCAGGGTTGCTCGATTAGAGTACAGGTGAACCAGGCTTTACCTCCCCGGTCTGTGAGTCCACGAAGAATAGCTTTCCAGTGTCCTTCTTCTATTGGCTCATCTACGTGACACCAATCGTAGTCACTAGACTCTGAACCCATAGGGTTGTTTTTGTAAGCTGAGCGGGTGTCAAAGTCTATAACTGATTCACCATGCTTGCCTTGTATACGGATATTGATAATGGTACCTGAGGAACCTTTTTTGGTACCCACAACGACCTCTTTAGAAATCTTCTTCCAAATTTTACCGATGTGACCTTTGGAACCATTACCGGTGAAGATTTCATCTACCTTGTCTAGGTCGGCGGCAATTACAAGACCTTTAGTCGGTCGCTTTGGTATGCCAATGTAACGCGCTGGGTCCGATTCTGGAATCCAAGGACGCTCACCTAGGGCGAAAGCCAAGTCTTCAGAAACACCCATGTCTGACTTTCCGAATCGGTTACCACAACGAGCAAGACGGAAACGAAAGTCAGCACTGGCGTGGAACTCTTTCTGTTTCTGGTGCGGTTTATAAAACAAAAGACCATACTGCTTCATCAGTTTGGACTGCTTTTTGAGCAGTTCAAGTCGTCTGGCTTTTAGTAAGTCTTCTACTTCCATTATCTTGATTGGTGTGCGCTACGTATCTCCTGCACGTTAGGGATTTTAACTTCCGGGTTGTCTCTAGCAAATACTTCCCAAGCCTCACGCTCCATGAGATAAGACCACCGATGACCTGTAGATTTCTCTACCGTGTCTTCTAGTACGTCAATACGCATAGTGAACTCTGAGACCTTTAAAGCAAGAAACCAAACGGCTATGACTAAAGCAGCTACTAGACTTAGGCTTATAGGCACCACAGTATTTTTACCTATTGTTATTGTTTTTTGGCTAGGTCTTGTCATACTAGGTAGCGTTTAGATACTATAAGTTTATCTTTACGAAGATCGGTTTCTTCTACTAGAACGTACGGGAATGAGTGTACTGTTTGTCCCCAATCGTTTTTGGTCTTGGGAGCATCAAGCTGTCTGAGTGACGCGCTGAGAACGTGCTTAAACCTTGTCCAAGTCTTTCTAGGTAAGGTCTGACAACCCAAGCTAGAAGTAGAGTAGTGACCACCGCTGTGAATATTGATAGCATGGAAACCAGAATCTTTGTAAGCCGGATCACCGTCACGGATGACTGTGTTTTTCTCACACTGTCTAAACGCCGGATAACCTTTATGGGTACCTTCGCCATAGATGTGTATACCTTTTCTCAACATAGCCATACCTTTATTGTCTTCCTTTCCCCAACCTTTACGATACCCATTAGGGTCGGTGTTGGCTTGGAAGCGTGACACACTACTTGGAGTAACAATGAACATAGCGTCGTCGTATACACCACGGTCGTTTACAGACCTCAACCCCATTGTATCTAAGTAGTAACCTCTAACAGCGAGGACACAGGGTTTAGTCTGATCCACGCCGTTAGCCTCTAATATCTTACGGATTTTTTCTTCCGCTAGTTGAGGTGTTTTCATAGCTACTTAGTCACCGTAATAGGAACAGTTCCGCCGTTACCGTCTGGTATCGGAATGACTATTGAAGTGCCGGCGGGGATACTTAAACCGCAGCTGGCGAACAGCATGATGAGTGGTGTTAGGATAGTGAACACGACTAATTTTGATTTTAATTTCATTTGGTTGGTTTGTCTTCTGTGGCATAAGTGCCGAGTATTAATGCGCCGGTGGACGCGAGGATACCACCTAGAACGGAGACCCATTCTGGTGATGCTATTTGTGTTAGGGCGAATCCGACTGATGTCAGGAATCCGCCAAGGGTTGTTTTCCAGTTTTTCATAATTTGGTGGTTGTTAAGATTTATATGTAAGTGGCTTCTGGTGAGCCGTAAATTGTTACCTCATTACCATTTCCACTTTGGTCTAACCAATCTGAGGCAAGGTTTCCTTTTCCTAATAAAAATTGAGTTACACTTGCTGTTGTTATACTCCAATTCCATATAGAACCTTGTAGCGTTGAAGCATCACTACTAAGAGTAAGAGTTGTCCACGTAGGAGTATGAAAATGAGTAGTTGCTAAAGCACCCGAAGTTTCAATAACCCCATCTACAAGAATATCTAAATCTACTCCGTCTCCTACTAATCTTACAGTGTGAGCTACATCTGGTGTTAAATTAAAGCTTTCTCTGACTATATTATTTCCTGCACTTTTCCTAGCCCAAAACTCAAATGTGCTACCACCTGAGTTTCGTTGTAATCGTGCAAACCCTGTGGTAGTGATTCCCATTATTATCCTGTCGTAAGAAGCTATATTGCTTGATTCCCAAAACATGTCAAAAGATATATCAAACACTCCTGTTTCCATAATCTCATCAGGAAGAATATTTAAGTCCATATAGTCATCAACTCCATCAAACCGCATCCTCTTGTTGGTAGCTATTGAGGACATTAGCTTTCCTGTGGCAAACATTACACGCCCCCCTCTTCTGATTCAACTATCGCATTGCCCCAAGCGTCAAAGCCTTCCGCTGGTTTGGCTAGGGTGACGACTCCATCGGTGACTATAAACGCGCGCTTCGGCTCATACTCTACAGGTAGAATGTAGTCATGCAGGGTATCACCAACGATGGCGGCAAGTCTTGAGATGTGTTCTAAATTCTCCTGTGCAGCGGTTAGTAACACGCCAGCGTTTACACCCATGGCGACAAGTAGATTGTCTGGTGTTTCACTAGCGCGCCAAAATTTAGCGTAGAATCTCTTATGATCATGCACCCTTTCAGCTAGTGTCGCGTTAAGTGTGTGTAGCATGTGGTCAGCTAGTTTTTGAGCTTCTGGCTTCTGCTCGCCCTCTGGTAATTTGATTAGTTGTTTCATATTTTTAGTTTATGCTGAGTAGTTTTGTAGAATTGATCCAGACCAAGCGGAACCGTCCGCGACAAATGAAACTAGATCGTATTTAGTAGCTGTTGGTGTGATGATTGGGTCTACGTCACCTGGGAAATCAACGCCTGTGAATGTCCCTGTAAATCCACCTGCGCCTGTAAAGACCTTTAGTGTGAATGACTTCACTGCCGTGTTTGCCGGCATTGTGAACACGCAGTTACCCGTTAGCGTTACAGTCTGGAACGTTCCCGCTGTAAGCGCTAGAGTTTGGGCTGTCCCGCTGTCACCAAGGGCAACAAGACCCTCAGTGTAATTATTAATAGTCGGGTTAGTGAGTGTCTTGTTGGTAAGGGTTTGAACACCGGTTAAACTTTGATCTAAACTTTCCTGCACTAACTCTCTAACTTCTATAAGTCTTTTTCTTGTTTCTATATCACTCATTTAATTTTCTAACTGGTTGTGGACTCATACTAATAATCTCTGCTTCTACAATCTCAAGCTCTCTTTCAAGCTCGGTCTTGTCCTCAGCAATATCACTTAGCGTCCTAGTTGTGTTTTCTGACTTAATATGTTGTGTAGGTTTTCCAAGAAAGCGATCTAACAACGAGTTCGCTGCTGCTATCCTAGTACTCCCCTTTTCGTCTGCATTGTCCCGGACATCTATAACTACCTGTACCGAGTTTTCAAATTCATTTTTAAAGGTGGCTTCCACTATACACATACCTTCAGACTTCATGATCTCCAACACCTGCGACTGGAACCATGGTTGTCTTCTAATCTGTGTAATATGTGCGTAAGAATACTTACCACCGTGTTGTTTCGTCGGCAACGGGCGTCCATTAACGTCATCCCATTTACCGCCTAACTGTAAGAAAACGTCCTTAACACCTTTACCCTGAGCGAAAAGATAAACCAAAAATCTATGGTCACTCTTCTCCTGTTGGATACGGTGCTCCGGCAAACTGAGATTGTGTAAAGGCTGTCCGATACTTTCTAAGATCGCTTCGTCCTCTGCGGTTTCAACAAACTCGCTATTAGCGTGTTCGCGAACTTTACCACTCGGCTTGCGACCTCTCTTACTCCGGATACCCTCGGTAGGATCGAAGTCTTCAACTGACCCATACTGAGTCCAGTCCACACTACTCTCCTTACCCCCCAACGCGTCTTCTAAGGCTTCTTTACTATTCGACATGATTCAACTATTTTAGTACCTGTTTCACTCATGCCGGACAATTCTTGCCCTTGTTTCACCTGAGTGAGCTTGCCACGTTTAGTGACCCTTCGCTTAACTGCTTGCTCTACCTTCATGATGCACTAGATTAACATTGGTGTAGGGTGTTGTCAACTAAAAGCTACAGATTTTCATAATCAATTCATTCCTTGGGTCTTGTTCATTAACTTAACCACACCTGCCACGTACGCTTCCTCTCCCAGGTTTATCTCAAAACGAGATTTTCAAAAATTTGTGTGGGTGAGTATAAGATACAGAGGGGGAAAGCGGAGGGGAAGGAAACCCCCTATTAAATGGAAGTACAGGAGTTTCAGTAAGTACAGGAAGTACAGGAGATAGGATAAGTTCCGTAGTGATAGAAGATAGGATACTTTCAGGTTGTAGTGAAAGTTGAGAGCGTAGCCACAAAAAAGCTCGCTAGCGGTTAGGCATAGCGAGCTTGCTTTATATGGTGGTGGGAAGGCTAGAAGTTTGGCTCATCGGTGGTTGGCTTGGCATCATCATCATCATCAGGCGCGGATAGCATATCGAGGTACTTATTAGCCTTAGATGAAATTGCAGCACCTGAATCATCTGTTTCATTTAGCCACTTATAAACGTCCTTGCTGAAGGCTGAGGGATTTTTAGGGAACGTGTCCCATAATGCCATTAGCGCAGGGATGTCAGAGCGAGCGATAAGCTCATTGTCAGATGCTATACAAGCGAAGATAGTCATCATTGCGACGTTATCCGTGGTAGTGCCATCATAGCTGAATTTCTTTGAATATTTGAGGATGGCTTGCTGAGTGTTTCCTTTTGTTATCATATTATTATTTTGTTGTGAGGCGAGCTTGGCGGAGTGCCTTCTCATCTGCCTCTACAACTAGAAGATAGCAGATAGATGAGATTTGGCGAGAATTATTTTCATTTATTTTTCAAACACTCGTTTAGATGCGAACGTAACAATTAGTTTACATTGTAGATACATTACATCCGCCACC